TCAGCTCTTCCTGTCCCGAGTGAGCTAACCGCTGAGATGAAATTGCTCCCAGTAATTCATCGCAGCTTTGGGCATAATCAAGGCCATCTATCGGCTCAACTCTTATTCCAGCAGGAGCTAACCTAGCCGCTACCGCTGACGCCGTTCTAGCTGAATAAGCAACTAGCTGGACTGGATATTTTCTAACCCATTCGGCTACATCATTGGCCATTGCTTTATCATCCAGATTGGCAGGGTTATGCCAAGTCTGAAGTAATATGACTTGGAACTTATCGCCTTCGAGTCTCTGACTAGCAACTAGCGCGCCTTCTTTTCTGCTAGGGCTTAGATCAATAGCCAGCCAAGTATCAGCTTCAGGGTTGAGTCGCAAGCCCTCAACTTTGCAACTTTCCCATTGGCTCGGATTAATAACTGGGTTTATCGTATCGACCCATTGGCATAAGACTTCTGTGCGCACAATATCTTCGGGGTCTGACAATACGGCTCGGATATTATCTGGATGAACTGTAAGACCGAGTGATGGATTAGCTTGGCAGACACCTAGCCAGAACGCTGGTGAGTTATCAAATTTAATACCTTGAGGCGCTGACCATTCGAACCAACCAATATCGTCATTACCGCCAAAGATGGCGGCCATCGCTCTTTCCCTAAGTTTATTTAGGACGATACTGTGTTGATCTCCAGCATTTGAATAAACCCATATTTGAGGATTGGCTGAAGCCATTTGCGTATATCGCAAAGCAGACCAGACATCTTCATCTTTATATTCTCTGGCTTCGTCTAGGTGTATCGTTTCAGGTGCAGCAATACCTCGACCAGCTGAGTTATTGGCTCGGACAATATATCGGCGGCCTTCAGTAAATTGAAGCTCCTGGAATCCTTTACTTTCCAGCTTCTTAGTGAATTCAGCAGCTAGTCTGGGATTCTGTTCAATAATTCCATAGATTTTATAGAAGAGTTCTGCCGAAGTAGTTAGCTTATGAGCCGTATGAACTTGCAGCTTTTCCTTTAATACATAGATTCTGAATAGGATTTGAAGCGCCATAAAGGTGGATTTACCTTGTTGCCGAGCGCAAAGTAGAGTAACTACTGGATGAGCCCACCGGCCATCAGGTTTATATTTAAGCGAGTGATGAGCCAGCCATTGCTGCCAAGGCATTAGTTCAAAGCCAATTTCCTCGCAAAATTTAATCATTTGCTCGCCATAAGAGGGCAAATCATTGAGTTTAGTGTGAATTCGCGGTTCTGGCACACCTCGGTAAGCCGATTCATCCCTGACTCGGACAATCTCACCCAATTCAGCCAGAGCAAGCTCTTTCATTCTTGGTAATGCCTAGCCGAGCCATTTTCAGGGAAAATCTTCTTAATGGGGGTCGTGGGTCTGGAAACGCGCTCAAAAAAGGTAGGGGTCATACGATCTCGCTTAGAACTATTGCATAGATTGCAAGCTGCAACCATATTAGAAGCTTCATCAGTGCCACCCTTGCTGATAGGTATTAAGTGATCAACTGTATTTGCTTCAAGGCCACAATAGTGGCAAGTATTGTAGTCGCGTTGCAACACCTCAAGTCTTACGCGCTGATAGTAGGTGGAGTTATACCTGCGCTTAATGCCAGCCTCGAGTCTCAAGATGATTAAGTGCATCGCAAGCATCAGCGTATCTATGTCTTATGTAGTTGATGTGTGCATCTATCTGCTTCTTAGGGCTAAGGTCTCTATACCAAGTAGAACGCATCTGACCAAGCCCATAGTGTGATCCATTACGAGCCTTTGGATTCCATCTACTCTCTTTATGAATTAACCAGTTATAACATTGGAATTCTGACCAATCCATTTTATTGTAAGCATAGAGCTTGAGATTCATATCTGCACTTGCAGGCTTTAGATTGAATATTGAAAGTAAAGCAGCTATGACCGCCGTAGCTATCAGGCGAAGGCAATGGCCCCCCTCAACCTCTGTTGCAGGGCCAGCTGCGCGCCCGCACTGTGGCGAGAGTGTAGCACCTAAGTCAAGTCGATTTAACATAAGTCCTGTTCAGAGCGGTGTTTCATATCCACCCCATCTGGCATATCCATATGATCATCTACATCTCTCCAGATTGGATATATCTCATCTTTCATTCTAACTCCCATATTTTCTTAAATTCTAACTGGCCTGACTGAAACGCGTTCTTCAGCGTTTCTTTGCCATCACTATGAAACTTAGTCATTAGATAAGGCTCTGACTGACTGCCTTCTAACCAATCAATTACTTCACCATTTGGATCAATTACCATATCGTCCAGATAATTGAATTTATCTAATATCGCATCAACTGATGACTCTCTAACTGACTCAACTATTTCGCTCGGGATATTAGCTTTAACCCAATCAACAAATCGCTTATCTGACTTAATAACCCACTTAAATTTAGGCTTAGTAGTAGTTACATAGGCAATCACATCATCACCATATTCAGCCTTGACCCTATCTGCCCCAATAGCGTCCATCTCGGTCTGTAAAGCCGCTCTTAGCCTATCCTTGGCCTTCTTAGCCTCATCAGCTATTAGGCTGACTGCCGCTAGTTCCAGACTCAGTTCTTTGATTCCCATTCCTGCGCTCCCTTTCATTAGCTCTTCTTAACCTAGTCTCAAGCGATGCCAGGTTGATACCACAATCCTTGGCGATAAACTCCTTATCAAATCCCCACTCCATCATTTGACGGATATATCTAATAGAGTGGGGTTTGCTCATTCCTTGCCTGCCCATCCTTCTCCTTTGAAATGAATTGGGTTGGGTCTCCAGACCCTCCACATAGCAACCTTGCAATTATCGCAGATTACTTCATTTCTTAGGGTTATTGGCTGATATTCATCCTTTGTCGCTTCGCATTTATCGCAGCGATATTCATAAAGAGGCATTGTAAGGTCTTTCTAGCGTCTCGCCGCCTGTCCAGTAGCGTTCTGATATTGATTCAAGTCCAGCAGCTAATCGGCATATTCGACATTTAGCCGCCTTCATCTTCCATCCACCGCATTGGTCGCATCGAACAATATCGTCCTCTTTACTAGCAACGCGATCAGATGGATAGATGATTCTTTGCAAGAAGCAACGCTGGCATTCGACCAGCCATACTTCTTCAGGTGCATCTTTAACATCGCTGGTCTCATATTTAGTCAGCTCAATATGTGGAGTAACTAGCTTGCAATTTGAGCAGATAAATGGATGAGCATCACTTCTCATTTCTGAAAGACCCAATGCCCATCTGAACCAATACGCATCCATTTAGCAGGATGGCCAGACTTAGGCGTTGGGCAGACCCAGCCCCTATATTCTTTGCCTTCCTTAGTGCCAGTCTTTAGCACCATTGGCCCATCGCCACCAGAGCAAAGCGGTATCTCATCAATTATCTCTGCGCCAAATTCTTTAGTTATTTGTGCAACATCCCAGACAATTGGCTCAGGATCATTAGGTCGCTGTTCTTTTATGAATTCAGCAAGCGCTGGCTTAGTCGTTTCAATTGGCTTCTTTGGCCCTTGATTGACCTTCGCAAAGTAGCCAGCGAGGTTAAGTGCTCGTCCCAGAGATCCAGTCTCTGCAAGCTCGAGAGCGTATTGCTTTGACTTAGACTCAGAGGATAAACCCGTTGTCCAAGGATTAGCGTCAGCTTCAGTCCGATATAACTCAGTTTTAATAATATAGACATCGCAATTAGCGACAAGCGACTCTGCCAATATATGAGTTTTAATTCTGTAGTCTGGGTAAGCATTTATAAACTCCTTTAATCTATCTTGGACACTTACATAATCATCAAGGTAATTCGACATCTAACTTCTCTCTCCCTGCGAAATCATTAATCGCATCCTGTAATTGTTCTTTTAATGAATAAAATGTGCCATCTGGCCAGTTCTGAACATCATCGGCGCAAGGCTGGCAATAGAACCTGACCTGCGCTTTGCGTAGTGGTGTCTCGCTTTGGACTTTCCATACTGCCGGGGTCATAGCTCTTAAATCCCAGCCGTTCTTATTTTGTCCCCAGCGATATTTGCATAAATCGCAATATTGATTGGAATTATGATTGCGAGTCAGACTCAATGTCGTCCCAATCTTCTGGTGTAGAAAATCGTAATCGACCCAAGATAGCGGCATATCCAATGAGATCGAGATACGAATCTTCGCGCTCTGGACTCTCCACCATTCTTGAGAGCTTGGTCGCGATAGCAATAATTGCCAAGTCAGATGGGTCTCTGAGCTGAATACCGAGTGCTTTACTGA